TCACTATGACGGTTAAACAGATGACGATCAGGGCGATTAACATCGCCTTTTGCTGCTTCATAGCCTGCTTCTCCTTGACCTTTCGGTCCGTAAGAGGCTAATCTCTATGTGTCGCATAGATATGGCCTCAGATTAATGTTAAGCGTCTTGCAGGACGCGTAATGTTAACTGGGGCTTTTCTCTATCTGCCTTTTGGTGTTCATGCCTGAGACAGATAGCCTCAAGCACCCGCAGTCATTCTACTTAACTAAGATTTCCCCGCAAACCGTTTTTGTCCGGCACAGTAAATATCCAACTAAACCAATGGCGTTCGCTGTATTTACCGCCAGTATTCAATGCACATGACCGCCATGAACACCCCTAAAAAAAGGGCATTTATATATCCAAATATTAATATCAAAACATCAACTTTTTCCATATACCTTGCTGTGAAGATGATGGGCATACATGATACGAACAACCAGAACGCAACAAACAAAAACTGCAATGCGTTTTTCATTATTCCTCCTACAATCAATGTGCAATTACATTTAAACACACCTCAATTTGGCCGGACATATAAATATCTAAACCAGAAAAAATCACTTACATAGCGTTACAAACTCTTTAGTCTAAATATTCATCGTAAAACATTCCCCATACTTATCAGCCCGTTCTGCGCCAGGTAGCTCATTGCCTTATCTGGGAATCTGTAATCAGGTTTCCGGATGCTGGTGGATTTTCGCGTTTTAGTTGTTCATAAAAGTGCACAGCTTTAACCAGTTCTTCTGATGTAACCGGGACTGGCGGGGCAGTGAATAAGGCCTGAATTTCATAGTTCGGCCTGTCGTTACAATCCTCTTTTTTCGGTACATATTTCCAGTCACCAGACCACTACTTCCCCTGAAAGTCCGTAACGCCTTTTTTTTCACGTAGCGATATCGCCATGCCACTGTTTTTGCTTGCCCCGCCGTTTCATGCCCTTCCTGATAATTAACCTCGCTCATTCATCGCCCCACTCATCACAATATGCTTCGACCGGAGTTTTTCCTGCTTCATAATCATCACGCCATGCTTCAGCATCAGCAGCACTGCCACCACGTAACTCTGCATAGCCCATTAACAGTTCATGCCATTCTTCAAAACTGACGTTGTATTTAGTTGAACCAAAATCAGCCATTTTGTTCTTCCTCTTCGTCTTTTATTTCGTGATATGAGTAATTGCAGTAGTTAAAGAAAATATCTTTTGCTTCGTCATGTATTTCATCAGGCGTCGCATCATCATCCACTTCGAATTCATCCTCGAAATCTCCACCGGCTATTCCCGTTTCAATAATTATTTTAAACTTTCGCATTTAACTACCGCCCTTTCGGGCGGCCTCCTGATGTTCTGAGGGTGCAGAAATCCCTCCGGTTAAGGATTAAATTTTTAACAGAGCTAAATTTAATTATTCAGTTCTGGATTTTGTCGCCCTGCGTATCCGCGCTTTCGCGTTACGCTCAATCTGAATTAGCTTTTCTATATTTTTTCGCCTTTCCCGCTCCTCCTGACGCAAGAGCCTTACATCATCTGCCAGTCTGGTTTCTCTTTTCGCCACAGAGAGCATCCAGTCAAATGGCTCCACAACTGCACCGCAGATTTTACAGCGGACCTGACGCTCTTTTTCGTCAACCCGGACAGAGGCGTGATGACAATATGGTCTTTCCGATGGCTCATAAAGAAAATTAACCTGATTACGAGGGTCATCCTCTTTTACCGGAAATAAAACGATATTGCTTAACTCATCCTCTGGTTTTATTTCCATGCTCCTCTCCTTTGATGCGAATGCCAGCGGTAATTGAAGCCTGATAGCTAATTTCACTCACAGTACCGCCTCCTGAAAATTACCCTGATAGAAAGCCAGTACACGCTGCATAGCTTCACTCTTCCGGCACTCGCGACAGATTATGTTGGTGATGCTGCCAACTTACTGATTTAGTGTATGATGGTGTTTTTGAGGTGCTCCAGTGGCTTCTGTTTCTATCA